TCAACATTCACGACTACATCTCCTACTCCGCTGCCAGACGCTTCAACGCCGAGCTTGCCGTTGGCTCCACGACGTAAAGGCATGATCGCTTCAGTCCCAGCCTCGCCCATTAGGCCGTAACTGCCGACGCCACCCTGCTTGTACTGGAACAGCGTGGGTTTTGTGACTAGCCCGCCCTTGGCGTAAGGGACGATCCCGTTCCTCGCTACTGCAAGGCCGTTTGCTGCCATAGCGCCAACACCGCCAGGGATTGTTGTAGGAGGCGTCATACCTTTGGTTACAGCACCATTTGCTGCGGTAAGACCCAAGAAGTCACCTACGCCAGGGATCATGGAGAGAGTTTTAAACAACGCTGCTCTTGCAAAGATTTTTGCCAGGTCTCTCAAGATTGAAGCCGTAAAATCAGCAAAATTTGCCTTGCCTGTTGTCACAAAATCAGCAAAAGCATCTCCAAAACTGTCAACCGCCTGAACTGCAAACTCACCTAAAGCAGTCTTCAGGTCCATTGCAGACTCAAACAATTCCTTTAAGCCCTTCTTGAACTGACCTAAAGGACTTGCTGCTTCTTCAAGTGCAGCTTTTACTCTTTCAAGCTGCTCTGGAAACAGCTTAGTAAGTTCAAAAGCTTGATTCCTAATTTCCTGCTGGTCAAATTCTTCCTGAGTGATTTCTCCTGTAATTAACTTTATTTCGTTCAGAGCGACTGCCTTTTCTTGCTCTTGTTTAAGATCTTCTTCTGCTTGTCTCTTTACCTTTTCATTTAATTCAAACAGCCCATTCATTAGGGTCTGCCTTGCAGTCGCCACCGCCAAGATTTGCTCATTATCACGCATTTCAGCTGTACTTTGAACTGTTGCTGCTAGTTGCAAATGCAGCTTCTCTTTTTGCAGCTCAATGCCTACAGCGTCAAGGGCAAACCCTTTTTCTTTAGTAGCTAAATTTGCTAGACCGGCCTTCAAGGCAAGATCTGAAATGTCTTTGCGAATTGTGGTAGTACCACCGCCGTCAGGATCTGTATCGGTACTGGTGCCGCTCCCTTTCTTGTAGTTACCCATTGAGTACGGCGTAAATTCCCCAAACAACTGCTTTCTTAATTGTTCACGACCTGGAACAGTATCTCCGGTTTGCTCTCGAAGGATCGGTTCTCCTCTGCGGACGGCGTCTCCTTTGCTCCTGTTGAAATCTATGAAGAACTCCTCCTTAAACTTATTTGGCTGAAAAATTGGGCTGTACTGCTTACTGACACGCTCAAAGGATTCCTGTCGATACTTAGCATCATCAAACCCGCCAGCCTTCAATGCTTGCTGACGCCTGCTTGCTTTGCTTACTGTTTCAATACCTAGATTAAACGCATCCAAGACAGGCTTGAAAAAGCCAAGAGTTTGTTTTATATCCTCAAATGCAAGCTTGACCTCAAGCGCCAAGTTCTTGAAAGCAATGATGGAATCAACCACAAAGTTTTCAATAATTTCTTGGTTATCATTGAAAAAAGTAACTATAAAAGTTCCAAGATCTTGGAATCCCGCCCCAGCCCTTTGGAAGAATCCACCGTAATTCTCCGCAGCCTCCTCAAGCGCAAGCTTGAGCCTTGCTCCAGCTTTTTCTGGTCCGTCAGCAATTAACTGTGCAACCTTGTCGTAATCAAACAGCTGCTTCTTCGAGAAATCTACAAAATCTGAAATCTGGACAGTACCTGCTTTTAAATCTTTTGCGAGTTGAGGTAATGTCCTGCCAGTCGCCTCAGCAAATTTGGCAACCGCTCCTGGCAATCTTTCTCCGATTTGCCCTTGCAGCTCTTCAGCGCTAAGTTTACCCTTGGACAGAACTTGAACAGTAGCGCGGACAATTGCATCAATATCTTGCTGCGATTTACCAAAGGCTATTCCTGAAGAAACCAATCCTCTGTAGATAGTTTCTGTCTCTTGAAGTGTTAAGTTGTTAGCTCTTGCTGCTACGGCAACTTGGGAGAATCCTCCGATAGTCTCCTTAAGCCCAACTGCATAATCCTTACTAATGCTTCGAGCAATGCCAAGCAGTTTGTTGTATTCTTCCTGTCCGTTCGCCGCAAGAGCAAGAGTTTGCTTGGAGAGATTTAGCTGGGTATTGAGCTCAGCAATTTGGCGTCCATAGTCCACCAGAATATTCGCCGAAGCTCCAATACCCCCTCCGACAGCGGCCCCCGCAGGTCCGCCAGCAGCGAAGCCTAATAGTCCGCCTAATGCGCCAAGAGGTCCTCCAAATATGCTGGCGGAGGCGACTGCTCCGGCTCCTTGAAGAAACTGACCTTTAGTAAAGCGGCTTGTCTTGGACAGCTTTGCAAGTTTCTTGTCGACTCTGTCAATCTCTCGTCCAATTTTTCTGTAACCCTTACTTGCCGGATCAAGGCCATCTCTTAATGAGCGCCAACTGGCCCCCTGAGACTGAAGACTCTTAATGCTTCCATTAGAAGCCAATGTTGCCCTTCTTATATCATTAGCAACTTCGCTGTAACTCTTGCCCATTCGGTCAATATCAGCCGATATCTTCGACATGCCAACATTGCCGATGCTTTGATATAACCCACTAATTTCGCGAACTGGAGGGCCGGGCAAAGCTCTGCGAGCAGCCAAAGAGGCGGCATCGTCAGCAATAGTTTGCGCTTGGCTTGCGCCCAAACGTTGCTTGCGCCCTCTTGAGCGTTCAGCCATTTGCTCAGCACGGCGCTGTTGATCAGTGACGCCTTTGATAACTTCTATCCGTTTTTTACCAATTGCCTCAAGCTGTTTTTCAACACTAAGAATTTCGCGCTGTGTATCGCTGTACTTGTCGCTTGTAAAGTCAAGATTTTGCAAATTATCTTTTAGCTCGGACACTCTTAATGAAAGAGCTGCCGTAGTGCTTGGCAGCTCTTTGCTCACAGTGAAAGCGGTCCTAGGGTCAACAGGGCCTTTTGCTCCTGTCTCCGCCCTAGCAATCACTACTTGACGAGCCTGCGCTCTCTGGAAAGACAATGTTCTTTCCTGTATCTGACGAAGCAGCTGCCCATACTTTTCGCCAGCAACACTGGCGTCTGCTAGTTCTGCGTTTAAGACTGCAATCTGTGAGGCAAAAGCATCTGGCCTTCTTGCAGGTATCTGGCTTGAAACTTGCGTTAATGTTTGAAACTTTGCAGTGGTTCTTTCTATCTGCAGGTCAGCCGAGGCAAGCTTTTTCTCATAATTAATAATATCTTTTGTAAGATTTACAAATGCTTTGCCTCCAAGTCCAGCCTGGCTTCTAAGGTTTTTTAGCGCATTTACTTGACCGGCGACAACGTCTCTACTCTCTTTCCCTGCGCGACTATATGCTTTAACCCCTTGCGCAAGCTTTTCTAAGTCATTGTCCGCAGGCCCAGCAGCTTTGCTTAGACCGCGAAATGCGCTCTTAAGCTGATCGAGACCCTCAATCCCCTTGACATTGAGCGCGACTTCTAGATCAGCAACGCTCTTAGCCATTTGATTTCTTCCTAAATTCGCTTAGCGCAGTGGATTCCATAACTTGGAGACCCTCTAGCACTTCACGACGGTTCTCCACATCATATAGGTCAAAAAGCCCGCCGGAAACCAAAAGCACGTCATATTTCAATCCAACGTAGCCCGACATGCTGACCTCCCATTGCGTCTGCATGCGGAGGAACATCATGACGATGTCCCAGTTTTCGTCCCAAACCTCAAAATTATTAGATTCCTCCGACTTCGGCTCAGGCGCTGGCAGCTTCAGTCCAAAGGCAGCTGCGTCGTCCTTTGTCTTGTCTTCAATCTGCTTGCCCCCAGACGCCCAATAAATCGCAGCTTCTTTTAGTTTCCCGCTTGAGCCTCCCCGTAAGTGCTGGTGTAGCTATTGAGAACAGCTTTCAACCAATCAACATCTTCGCAAAACTCCTCGAGTTCTTTAGTGGAAAAAGGTACTTCCTTGCCACTCTCGTCTTGAATGCCTTCCCATCCAACAAGAACCTTCTTTAGAAGATTATTGCCCTCTTCTTCACTGAGCTTGCTGATCTCAGACATCTTCACTCTCTTGAAGACAGCGGTAAATTCACACTTGTCAAATTCGCCTGGACGATCTTCGCTTGGTTCTGTTACTTCAACAGGCCACTTGAACGTTTTAACCTTTTTACGTACGAAAGCCACTAGGTAAATGCATAAGCAAAATTAGCTTACACAAAAAAAGGGAGCCTGAAAAGGCTCCCAAAATTAGAACAACAAGTTGATCAAGTATAGATCAGATCAAACTCAGCATTAGCTGCAGAGTCAGGCACGCAGGTGTAAGGAATCTCCAGCATCGCAATGCCGTCCTGATCGCCATAAGAAACATCACCGATGTCCACCTTTGAAGAGGTGAATTGAACAATGTTTCCTGCGGTAGCACCGTGAGTGAACTGCAAGTTACCTAGCGCTGCATCATCATCAACCGCAGCAGCAAAGAAGTCCTTGGTCGCCATAAGCACAGCCTCAATCGAAACTGAACCAGATACAGCACGATCCGTAATCAACACTTCTTTAGTGCCTCCTACAAGCTCGCGGTAAACCAGTGACGTTCCCAAGTCCATCGAGATGGACTGCAATGCTCCGGCATAAGAAAGCAGAGCAAAGCTGCTTGTGTTGCCATTCTTGAAGATCAAAGGATCGTCTTGATTGGAATAGGTCGGAGTTGGCAGCGCAGTGTCGTCTGGAGCGTTGTAAATGCCAGTGAAAGCGAAATCCAAAGAAGGAATCTCGCCAACGCTTGCATTCAAGGTCAGATTGCCCCTGCAACCAGTCACCTTGTGACGGACACCGTCAATGTTGTAGTGGATGGTGACGCTATTAAAGTCACTGGACTCTGGCTCGTACTTGACTGACGTGTTAGCAGTAACGGTCTCACTCAAGCCACAAGCTTGAATTGCTTTGCCGTACTGAGGAGCAGTGCCAGCAGTGCCGGACCCAGCGAGTTCAACACTAAAAGTGCATTCAACCTTTGTGTTTGCCAGCAGCTGTTGAGACGCACCCAAGTAAGGACGAATCAGGTCGCGGCTAACGACATCACTCGACTGAGGTGTGATGCTCAGATCCCTTACCAGGACCGCGTCTGCTCCGGTCGGAGTCGGATCCGACCCGTAGCTCGACTCCGTCTCTACCAGAATCAGGCGTTTGCGTAGTAGCAGTGCCATCGGATGTTCCCTGTGATGGTTGTGGTGGAAGCGTACGCATAATTAAAGTGCGAACGCCTGTTTCGGGATCCAGCAGGTAGCTCCCGCCTTGACCACTGTGTTCATCTGCCATGGTAAATGGAGAGCGTGGTTAGGTTTCAGCGTAGCCCAACTTAATTATTGAGTTAAATCAGCAACCTGAGTGCGATATCGAATCTCAAATTCGCAGGAGATCACACCAGCTGGCTGGTCTGCTTCCAACAGCTGATAACTAGTCTGAGCTGGCTGCACATCGATCGCATATCCCCCCAGCGTAAGGTCAGACATCATCTTGCTATGCAAAGATTCAATGGTGTCGTCTGCGGCCTGGTCAGGGACCAAGGCTCTTTCAAATACAACAATCCTTACTCTTAAAGTCCAGTCAAGCGTTGGCAGGCTGGTGTTCTGAACTGGGTCATCAGAAATAGGCTCAATAACAATTGCAGGTGACTCTGCCCTGCTCATTGGCTCAACACGACTTCTATAGATCCTTGTTCCTACCCCAGCAGTACCTGTAAGCACAGTCTTGATGGCAGCAAGGATGTTTTCGCGCTTGGTTGTCATTGAATTAATCCTTCATCAACATCACACGCATAATCTTGCCATCATCGAGCAGCATCGGCTCCCGCACCGTATAAGCAACACTATCGACAGTCATCGTGTCGCCCCGCGTCACAGATGAGAAATCAGAAGTCTTGACCACCACTGCATAATCAGTAGTCAGCACCAATCCATCCTCAATAATTTCGTCAGGCGACTGGAAGTAGCCAACACTTGTAGTTGATCCTTGAACGACTGAAACCGTAAAGCCAGGCGTATCAAAGAAAGCGTCGAGATCTTCTGTAAATGAAATTGCCATAAAAAAAGACCCCCGGATTACCGGGGGTTATGAAACAAATCAGCCGTACTTAGGAGCTGCAAGGCCAAGGACGCTAAGAGCACCTGCACCTGTTCCACCCGCGACTGTCACGACACATTTGATGAATCGCTGAGTCTCGTCGCTGTTGACGATCAGCTGTTC